TTATACCATTCAGCGGCCACGACAACTTCCCAAGCTATACTTTATTTAGTATACCACCAATATGGTCCTTCTCCTGGACCACCAGTATAATCATCATCATCCTCATCATCCCATGTAACATGGATGTGTGGGGGTTTCTTTTTCTTCCAACTGTTAACCGTAATAACTGTAGCGATTGTTGCAGCAGATACTATAGGTGAAGCGAAGAGTAGTATCTTCTGTAACATCAGTAATAATATTCGTCTAGAACTTCTAATACATTATTTAGAGCTTGTTGTGCAGCCCACCTTTCTTTGTTATCCCAATGGGGATACCACTGCTTATTCTCTATGCCTGTTTTAATATGCATAATACGAGAAGTCATGTCTACCTTTTTAAGTCTACCGTTCATATATTCAGGATATTGTGGGAAAGGTGGTTCAGGTCGTTGGGGTTGGTTCATGTGCTTTCATAGTTGCATATGCATTATTAAAGTATGGTGAATGTGTGTCACCTGCTTTTTCAAGTTGGTAAACTATAGACGACCAAATAAGGTACTGCATGTAACTCTTTTGCATTATATTATATCATGTATTCAATTATATAGGCAATAAAAAAGCACCCTTTCGGGTGCTTTGTTTGAGTATCGTAACCTCGATATTACATAAGGTTAGTAACTTGTACACGTCTGTAGTACATGTTAGCATTAGCGGTGAGGGTCTCTCCATCAGGAGTACCATTGTATGCACCGTTAGTTGTAACGAATGGGTTTGAAACCATACCATAACGTGTCTTGAATCCAATCTTGGGTTGGAATGTCTCTGGGTCAATACTACGAACCATTTGTAGAGGTACATATGGGCAGTAGAATAATCCAGCGTCATAAGGAGATGTACCCTTATAACCAACAACGTAGTAGTGCTTATCAGAAAGATTAGCAGCATATGGGTCAACGTAAACCTTGATACGTCCGTTGATTGTACCAACTAGAAGGTTTCCAGTATCATCAACTTCACCGATGGAAGGACCACCAGCACCAGTTAGACCTGAACTATAGTCAAGTACACCAGCCATTGCTAGAGCACTAGCAACATCAGCAGAACACATCAAGAAGTTACCCTTTCCTCTACGAGTCTCTTGAGCGATTGCGTTAGCATCTCTCTCAACTTGGAATAGAAGTCCTTTGAATTTCTCAACTGACCATCTACCATTACTGTCTACGTCTAGGTCGAATATTCCAGCGTTTGCTACGTTATTAGCAGCACCTTTCTTAGCAACTGAATAAACTCTTCTAACAACCTCTCTGTTAATTTCAGCGAGAACTTCAGAAGATAGGATGTTAGCAAGTTCTTGCTCGGCATCCAATCCATGAATCGCCTTGAGGTCTTGAGCTAGTTCTAAGGTGTACTCTGCCTTGAGGGCTCTGGACTTAGCAGTCACAGAAGTCTTCTCAATGCTGAATGACATCTCACGGAACAGATTACCTGTTTCGCCCATTGTTTCTAGGTCTTCCCTAGACATTCCAGCAGCAACCTCGTAGGTTCCAGGAGATGAGTCGTTAAGTAGAGCAGGGTTGTTACCATCTGATAAGGAGTTACCAGAAGCAGAAGTACCATCTCCAGCACGAACAGCATAGTCTCCTTTGTTGGTGTCTCCACCAGCAGAGAATCCTGTGTCTGCCTCGTTGAAGAGTGCTTCCTCTCCACCTTGGTTCTCGTAAC